AATAACGTTAATCAGAGAGCTTAGAAATAGGCTCTCTTTTTATATGCCTTTTTCTGTAGGCACTAAAGAACAGAAATACCTTGCCGAAGGTATATCGGTAGAATCCAATCACCAGTAGAACTGGAATAAAACATCTATGGAGGTAATAAAAATGGAATGGTTAAAGGAATTGCTTGAAAAAGCAAAGATTACAGATGGAAAACTTAATGTTGATGAAGTAATGGAGGCTGCAAAGAAAGAGTTTCCTAAGCACGCTGTACCAAAGAACGTGTTTAATGACAAATGCGAGGAATTGAAGACAGCTAATGCAACAATCACAACATTAAAGAAGGAGAATGGAGACAATGAGGAACTCCAGAATAAGATTAAGGTATAAAGTTATGCTTAAGTATGTACATAAAATATTAAATAAAAATGTACAAGTGTTATGATATGTGAGTTTAGGAGGAACTCATAATGATAATTAAAAATGAAATCATAACAGACTTAAAAATCATAAGTGTTAATGATTTATATAAACTGAAACCGTTTATGGAAGGAACATCATTGAAAATTAATAAAAGTCTGAATAAAGAAAGTGTAATAGTCAGATATGAAACAGGTATGGGAAAACAGGCTCAACTTGATTGGAAAGAAGCCATACCTTTTATACTGGATACAGGCGAAGTTGTTGAAGTAAACATGTTTGTATTGGACTCAATAATGTCACAAAAGAAAAAGGACTTAGGAAAAAACTCCTAAGTCCCTTTATTTATAGGCTATTCGCCATTATACCGTATTATTCGATAATTGTAGCAACCTAACTAGATATGATTGTTTTTAATGTTTTTATATTATTTTCAATGTTTCTAATTGATATATATTCACATTTTACACATTTTTTTTGCATTTTTAACTTTTTCTAGTACCGTTTTAGTACCATTTAAAGTAAGTACTTAGCTTTCATATAACCAACTACACCATTATACTCAACTTTTGCATATCCTTTACTGATATACATTACATTGACCTTTGTTTTATTTGGAAGCTTTTTCTTCAGGACTTTTGTTCTTGTTTTGTTCCAGATGTTCAATCCTTTCTTTGTTCCAAAAACTTCCTTAGTCCAAGTCTTTTTGAACTTTTCAAACGTTCCGTAAGTTCTTTTCAACTTAGCCGGAGTATCGCCCCACTTTCCAAGATAGAAATGTGGAGTATCTACAGGGCTAACCCAGTCACCACCCCAGGCAAGACCTACTTTCTTTGACTTTGCAATTTTAGCAACGTCTTTTATGCCTTTGTTGTTATATGTGTCATCAGTGATTCGTCCGTCTCCATCTACATCATACTTCAAAGCAATGTCAAAAGCAATGCCCCACTGATGCTGACTGGAATAGTCACTGCCCTTAGCATTTGTAACAATGTTGCCCGGTTTGGTTCTGCCCTTGGCATATAATTTATCCTGATACTCCTTACTTCTAAATCCTTCTGTAATAATCAGATAAATCCCTTTCTTTGCACACTGCTTAAGCAATAAAGTTAACTTGTAATTAAGCCAAGGGTGTAACTTGGTTCTGTCAATTCTAATATCATGTGTTTTCTTCATTATTCTTCCTCCACTTCCGGCAATCCTGCAACACTTGTTAACATACTAACCACTCCTGCTGTTGCAGAAATTCCAATTATTGAAACCCAATCAAGCTCTGTGATTAAATTTCCAACAGTAATTAATGATACTGCTGTCTGTGCCATTGTTTTTACAGCTCTGATACCTGCTGCCTTAATCCATTTCTTTGTCTTGTCACTCATTCGTTTACTCCTTTCCCTGTTTCATTGGCAATTCCTTTACTCTCTTATAAATCTCTGTTCCTGTTCCATTTCCGCCCAGTGCGTGATATGCCTTGTATAAATGTTCAAAATCATCCAAAGTCTCAACTGATATATACTCCTGAGCTATGTACTGTTTTCTCAGCGTGTATATCTTGTTATGCAAAATTGCAATAACTCCGTCCTTAATTAATTTATATGATGAATTTTTTAATTTGACATAATTAACTGCACTAACAAAAATTGCACCAATTAATGAAGGTATCCCACACAAGGATAAAATCTGATAAAGTGTCATATATATCTCCTTTCTTATTCCTCTGTTGTTTCTTCTGATTCGTTGTAAAGTTTATAGTCTACATAGATTGTAATTGTATGATCGTGATAATATTCTGAATAACAATATAATTCTTTTTCTGATGAAATGTCATATTCCTCATCTATAGTTATATATCCAAAATTGTCAACATTGAAAAGATATGAGCCCTGATTTGAAATTAACTTTTTATCAGTTGGCACTGTATACATTTTTCCCAATTTTATATATTTAAAACTCGCCACATTAATTGAAACTTGTCTTAAATTACCAAGGCATAATATTCCCTCGTGTTCTATTCCGAGAGTTCTACACATATCAGAATATTTTATAGTCATATTTTCAAATTTACCTTGCGAAGTCTTATTAATAGCATTTATCTGGCTTAAAGCTGTGTTGTTAATGGCACTAATCTGACTTGTAGCTTTGTTGTTAATATCTTCAAGCTTTGCAGTTGTAAGTGTTGCTATGCCACTGCTTTTTGCTTCTGTCAAAGAACTTATTTCTTTTTGTGAGCTTATGGTTAATGAATCAATTGAATTTTTTGATTCTGTGGTGGCATTATTTATTTCTGCTATGCTGTCTACTCTCTTCTGGTCAAACTCAGCTATTTTATTGACGACATACTTTAGATGTTCCTGCTCTATTATGTATATCTCTGCTATCGCACTTCCCAAGCATATTACTTCTGCCGTGCTGGCATTGTTTGTAAAAATTCTAATGTATTTAACATCATATTCTGTTGTTCCATATTTACTCAAATCTATGATTTCATCAATGCTTCCTGAATAAAATTCCTTATTAATCGTTTGCTGATACTCGTTCTGGAATTCAATTCTAGCGTTGGATGATGATACCTTTACCCTCACATATGGTGCATTAACTTCAATTGGTAGTGTTGCATTACTTGTTTTTACAGTCTGTTCATTATGATGAAACAGTGACATTGCCACATTCTTTGCATTTTCAACATTACTTACTACTTCATTTACAGTACTATCAATCTGCTCTATTGCTGAATCCTTTGTCTCTTTTGGCAAGTTCCTTGATTGAATTTGCGTCTGTAAGCATTAATTCACATCCCCTTGCAACAAGTTCCTGCCTTGCCACGTCTTCCGTAACATCTTCTCCAAGAGTCTTCTTAAGTGAATTTATTTCATCTGCAATCAGTTCATCTATGTTTATGCCTGTTGATTTTGTTAAGGCATCAAACAAAATGAATGTAAGCAAGGCTAATGCCGGAAGACTTGTAATGACTGAATCGGCGTATTTTAGTTCAACAGCTCAAAAGGAATGCTTTAAGGAGTTGGATGTTGAAAGATATGAGATTGTAGCCACATTGGACGGTCATACATCAGACATCTGCCAGGAAATGGATGGAAAAGTATTCAAGATGAGTGAATATGAAGAGGGTGTAACAGCTCCGCCATTCCACGTTAACTGTAGAAGTTGTACAGCACCTTATTTTGATGATGAGTTTACAAAAGACGAACAAAGAATTGCAAGAGATGAAGATGGTAATAACTACTATGTTCCTGCAGATATGACCTATTCTGAATGGAAAAAATCATTTGTTGATGGTCAGACAGATGATTTGAAAGAAACTAAGACAGATGATACAATATCATTAAAGAATAAAATTTCTGAACAGGATAACAGGATTGATGAATTGAAAAATCAATTTAGTGATGCTACAGATGGTTATTCTTATGATGAATGGTTTTCTGAATTTTCTTCAATCGAAGAAGGTTATGGTGATGCATCTGATGGTGATGCAACGTTTACCAAACTTAAAAATCTTGATGAAGAAATTAGGAATGCTGAAAAGCAACGTTCAGATTTATTACTGCAAAAGGAATCGCGTGGTCAGTTAGACACTGGTTTTCCAGGAAAAGTACCTAATGATAAACTTGATGAATATAATGCAAAAGCCTTTGAACAAATTAAGGTTGATACAGGATATTCAGAAGAACAGGCAACAGAATTTCATAGTGCTTTGAAAGAATACTTTGGCGGTGATTATGCTTCAATTCTTGCAGGTGAAGGTTCAACTATTAAAACTATACGTGACAGACTTGACAGAATGCCGATATATGATGGTACGGTTTACCGTGGTTTGTGCTTTTCTGAAAGTTCAGATTATGATATTTCAGAATTTACACGTTTGAAACCGGGTGATAAAATACCATCAAAGGGTATAATATCCAGTTGGTCAAGTGATAAAAGAGTTGCAGAAGCATTTGGCGCAGCATCTACACAAGCCGTCGAATCCAGTACAGTCATTCTTGAATGTTTAGAAAATAAAACTGGTGTTGGTGTTCAGCACATTTCAAGTTATGGTAGTAGAGAAGCGGAAGTATTGTGTGGTTCAAAATATGAATTGCTTGAAATTGTTACAGAAAGCAAGTATGACTATGTTTCAAGACGAAAAGATTTATTATATTTCTCGGATGATCTAACCGAATGGGAAGACGAATTAAAAAAACAAGTGGTGTGTGTAATTAAGGTAAAAGAGGTATAGACTTATGTTAGAACATAATAAATACAATGATAGATTAGTTCGTGAACATAGAGAACTTTTAAAAAAGGCAAGAGAAACCGCTGATGAAAAAGAAAAAGCACGTATTCTTAGATTAGCGGAACAGAAGCACAATGAAATGCTTGTCGCAGAATTTGATGATAAAAATTTCAAAAGATTTAATCAGTAAGAAGCACCTGAAAGGGGTGCTTTTTCAGTGTGTTAAAACATCAGACTTGCTGAAAGAACAGCAAAAATAAACTGAAAGGACAAATATGTACAAAGAAGAAATACTGGAGCAGATTACAAGATGTAAGGATATGCAGAATAAATGCAGAATAGATGATATTGATTCATTTATCAGGCTTAGCAACAGAATAGAAGAATTAATAGGTAAAATTGATAAAGCTGAAAAACAGTCAGTTGCACTGGTGCAACATGCTGAAAAAAGACCTGAAATGTTTTGAAAATTTAATAACGTTAATCAGAGAGCTTAGAAATAGGCTCTCTTTTTATATGCCTTTTTCTGTAGGCACTAAAGAACAGAAATACCTTGCCGAAGGTATATCGGT